CATCTAATGCTTCAAGAATCTTAAGCTTATCGGTAAAGCAGTTCATAAGCTCTTCCATATGCTCTAATACCTGCTTCTTCTGTTCGTAGTTATTTTCTTTCATTGTGGTAGTCATAATGTAGTTTCTTGCTTTATTCTAGTAATATTCTACCATAAAAAATGACTACTGTACATACTTTTTTACTAAATAATGGCATTTTTTTTAATCTGTATTACAGATTTAAGTCATTTTTGTATAAAACTGCTAAAAAGATACACTTTTGACTGCAAAATCTATGGCTCGAGCAGCTTCAAGTTTTACTGGTCTACCACGATACCACCCTCCATTTTCGTTGTCAATTTCTCTAACAAGTGATTCAACCTCGTTGGGTGTGATAGGATATTTTCTACGAATAGCATTAGCAGCAATACTCATCATTATTCGATACATGTGATGATACCAACCTGATTCATTAATTGTCATATACTCAGTAACAAGCTGCTTGTTAACAAAAGGACAATCACGATAAGATGACCATTTAATACTTGTATTTGTTAACTTACTTTCATAGTGCTTTTTCAACTCTTTTTGAATTGCTTCTGGCAAATGGTCAGTTAATGAATTTCCTGAATTTTCTACAAAATCGTATTTTGCCATTAGTTTTACCGGATCAAGAAATGGTCCTTCATGTGTAAAAATAAAGTTATACGCATTAGGATATTGTGCTGGAACATAATACATGCGCGAAAGATCTTTGGTTTGCGGATCACCAAGTGAATTATATTCTTTGTTTAACGCAAACCAAAGATGTTTAATCTTATCAGCTTTTACTTCTTCTGTGAGAGGGAAGACGATTCTGAATTTTGGTTTTTCTTTCGATGAAGATGCAGAGCTATAGCACACGAATCGATGACCTTTAAAGGCTTCGATCGTTTCTTCGAACGTAGAATCATATTCATCAATGTCAAGGGCAACCCAACTAGCCCACGAAATAACATTCCTATTAGCGCGAGTCGTGCCCCCATCATAGGTAGCTGGTGTAATAAGCGGCGAGCCATTTTTTCTTTCTCCTTTCTTTGGTTTATAACCAGGTTGTTTGCTCAACGAATATAACAAGTCTTCAAAACCTTTCCAATCTTGGAAGGCCATTTTTCGATGTGTTTTATTATCGAAAATAGAATTGAATATTGTGAGCGAATACATTATGAAAGTTTTTCTAAATCACCATGATTATCTTTATGTGAAGGTGCTTCCCATCCTTCAGGTTTAATCAGGTCTGGAAGACCAAGAGGATTAGGCCTTGTTTCTTTTATGCCAACTTCTTTTTTCATGTTTGCTTTAAATACCTCATCCCACGCTTTATACGCATCAACACCAAAGGCATCCAACGTGCCAATGGCTACCACGCATAAGTCAATAAGACCATCAACAACTTCTTCAGAATCAACATAACCAGCATTGTTTGATGCAACCCGAGTTTCGTTTAATTCTTCTTTTAGAAAATTGATTCTAAAGTTTAAGAATGTGCGTAAATCTAAACTATTCATTTTTTCAACTGCAGGACGTACTCCGTACTTTTCATGCATATCACTAATATCTTGTACCCAATCTTTACTCATGTTTTTTTAATTTGTTTATATATTATATCTTATATATTTACTAATGTAAATACTAAAATAAAAATTCTTGAAGATCTGCTCTTGGTTCTGCTGACCAACCAATCGCATCGAGAATAATTTTGATTGGGTCAAGAAAAGTCTTTTGAAACTGAAGATCATAATTAATGTACTTATTTAGCTCGAGTTCTTCAGGCAAATGCCCCGGAAATGATATGACATTTTCTTGAATTGTATTTGGAACATGAAGATATAGAAATTTAATTTTATCGCCATTTTGGATAAGTTCATATTTTTTTTCCAAACCGAGTGATTTTACTCGATTGTTGTAAAGAAGTGCACCGCGGGCGTGTATAGGTGTTCCTTTTGTGTAAACGGTAGAACGATTAGACCATTTAGTCATATCAGTCACACCGCGAGGAAACGCAACTTGGTCAGCAGGAAGAGATTTAAAATGATCTTTAAAGAGAGATACTGCTTCTTGTGTTTTGTCTTCGTCACCAGTCACAATGATTTTAAACATTTGGTTCATAGCTTCTCGGCAAGCTTGAGGGGTAGAAGATTTTACTGCTTCAATACCCATCATTTTTATTTTAGGTTCAGCGTATTGTACACCTTCGTTGTTATGTACATTAAGAATGTAACGTTTTTTCGCAGTCCAAATACCTCGGTCTGCGATCGCTTCACGTTTCATAACCATACGATTTATATAAGCATTTGAATTATCAGCAAACTCTTTAAATACTTTTTCAAGCATTGGTTCAATTGCTTTAGAACCAAATTCATCGAGGAATGAAACTGGGTTTTTAGGTTTAAATTTTTCGATAATGTCGTTGACTCCAATGTAAAGAGAGTCAGTATCCATTGCAATAACACGATCTTTACTTTCGCCAATAAACTTGTCCAAGAATGCATTTACGTGTTTTTCGCCATGTTTAATAATAGATTGGCCCGTCATAGTAATTCCAGAAGCAATACGAAGATCAAAGTAGCGGAAATACTTATTTCCCATAGCACCATAGAGAGAGTTAAGAAGAATCTTAATTGCTGTCTGAAGAGTTTCAAGACGTGCAACTTGACCAGAGGTTGACTGATACTCGCCGCGCTGACGTTTTGAAATTGTTTCAAGTTTGCTTTTAGCCTCAAGCATTTCATTTTTAACAGTCACACGTTTTGCGTATAACTCTTCGACAATTTCGGGAATAATACCTTTCTTCGCTTTACTAAACACAGCGCCGTTTGAAGCTACAGCACCTTCTGCGCCTGGCATTCCTAAGATAGTTTCGGGCGACATATTGTATTGAACAATTATGTTTGGATAGAGTGAGTTAAGGTCGAAGGACATTACCCAATCGTGCATACCTACATGAGGATCTTTCACATATCCACCTGGAAAGCTTTCCGAAGTTTTTTCGGTAGCTGGAATTGTAGCAATCTTCGAACGTGCGAGCCTTCTAAAAATAATGGAATCCCATATCGCGCATGTACCTAAAGTGTCCTGATAATTAACACCTCCGAGGTATGCCATAGTCATAACAAGAGTAATAAGACCAAGCTTATCTTCCATGCGTTCAATTAGTTCAACGTCTTTAATGTTGTAGTCTACAAACATTTGGTAATCTGCATCATAAAGATCGCGTAAAGAACCAACTTCAGAATAGTCGAGTTTTTTCTCGCCAAGTACTACACTCGAAATATGATTAAGGGAATAAGATTCTTGATTGCCATATGTGTAAGCAAACTTTTTAAACAATTCCATATAGTCAAGATGCTGAATACCCATAATGTCAAATGTAGTTCGAACACTACCTTGAACACGAATATCTCTACGTTCAATCTTTCGCCATGGAGAAAGGCCTTTCACAATGTCTTCGCCGAGCAGAAAAACCATTCGAGAAATCATGTATGGAATATCAAAAAAGCGGGTGTTCCAACCTGTAATAATGTCAGGTGTATTTTCTGGTGTTGCCCAATATTCGACAAATGCTTCCAACATCGAAGCTTCGTCTGTAAACTGACGATATTCAATATTTAAAGAACGCAGTTGAGATGATTGTTCGTCATAAGGTTTTAAACCCCAAACGCGATAGGTGTCGTCTCTAGAACTTTTTAGTGCAATAGTAAGAATCTCATTAACTGGATTATCAATTTCTGGAAAACCATCGCCAAACGATGTTTCGATGTCAAGAGAAGCGATATCAATTAGTCGTCGATCATAAGGAATTTCATTTGGAAACTGCCCTTGAATAAAAGCGGGAATGTGTCGTTCATTGCCATACAGCTTAAAGTCAGGAACATCGCGATAAGTTTTCTGAAATTCACGAAGCTCTGACATTGAGCTAAATTGAATAGGATCTACTGGAACACCATCAAGTGACTTCCAAGACGCAGTCGGTTTTTTAGACTTAAGATAAAGCGTTGGCTTGTATTTGATACGATGAGATATTTTTTTACCATCGTCATCGTAACCACGATAGAGAAGATTGTTTGCTAACCGTTCAACACTTGTATAGAATCCACCTAGTAACATATAAGTATTATACCATGTCTAAACAAGATTGTAAATAACATAATTGCTCCAACCTTGCATAACTGATTTTTCTAAAACGCTAAATGATGAAATTGTGGTTTTTGAAAAAGCAGTGGATGTGTCAAAGGGATTGCCTTTTTTATCATAGAACACTACATCGTCATATTGCTGATTATTGCTAAAATTAAATGTTTGTGTTTCTCCATTAAATATTGTCATAATATTATTTATTATAAAAGCTCCCTTACACTTTTGCATAAGGGAGCTTAAGTTAACTTACATCGACTAATGTTTAATTAATCATCAATTTTAAATGATTTTGGCTTTTTATCTTCAGGGATTGATTTATCTAAAAACACAGATAGAATTCCATCAGTGAGAGATACTTTTGAAACTTCAATGTATTCACCTAACGTGAATGTTTTATTGAATTTACGTGTTGCAATTCCTTTATGAATATATTCTTTATTTCCGTTTAAATCAACATCTTTAGATGCGACGGAAAGAACATTTTCCTTTTGTTCAACGAATAAATCACCCTTACTAAATCCAGCGACTGCGATAGCAATTTCAAAGCTATCTTCATCGTGTTTCACCACGTTATGTGGTGGATAAGTTGGTTGTTTTGAACTTAATTTTTCGATTCGGTCAAAGACGGAATCGAACCCGACTGTCCACGCATGTGGAATATTATATGTTGTCATTTTTTTTATCTCCTTATTTAAGCGAGTTAATATAGTGGACTCCTTTCGGACATCCGATTTGAAAAGCTTCGTGCTTTTCAAAAGTTATTTATACGATTTAATGTTACCAATTGAATATTTTGATTCTAAATTCCATTCTTTTTTATCTTTATGAGAAATAATTTTAATTGCTCTTAAAGACGTTTTTGGTTTTGCAGAAGAAGGAATTACAATTTCAAGTAAACCCCAATCAGAAAGTAAAGTGCTAATTGTATTTCTACGAGCTAAATCGTCTTCTGTAAAGTTTGATGGTTTTCCATCTAATAAAAAAAGTTCTTTAAAATGCACAATAAAATAGCGTCCTTGTTTATGTAAAATATGGCAGCTTTGATAAAGTGTGTTATGTTCTTTTTTAGAAGATACACCAATTCTTGTGAGCGTTTCTTTTATTTTAAGAAAGTCGTCTGGTTCTTCAATACGAACCTCAAGCATATTAGAAGGTTTCCATTCTGTAACAGTTTCATCCATAAATAATATTTATAAAAATAAGAAACTTCACAATTTTGTTTTTTTAAATCGAAAATACGTTAATACAGCAATTTTCACTGAAACAGCGATAGCACTAATAATAAAAATATCTCTTTTATTTTTTCTATTCATCTTCCTCCTTTATCGTGTTTTTTATAAAGATTATTTATTTCTTTATTATTGAAAAGAGGATAAACCGCTTCAGCTTTTTCTCGAGAATAACCATATTCTTTTTGGATTATTTCAATATCCTTTAACGCGGATGCTTTTTTACCCCATTTCGAAAACCTTTTCTTTGCTGTAACCATATTGCGGTAAAAATCGTATTGCATTCGATTAGGCAAAGTGTGATTAATGTTCATTTCATTAGCAAAAAGGACGGTATCTTTAAAATAAGATAAACTTCGATTAATCACGAACGGCACATAAGCTTTATCAGGAGATTCAGGGTTAGCCATCTCAAGAGATTGGTCCGCCTTACATTCTTCTAAAAGATGCTTATCTTTTCGGCCATTATTAATCGAATTAATAAAGGTAAATGGTGTTACTTTTTTCATTTCCATTCAGAAGAGGCCATAATTTCAGTTAAACAAGCAACAGTGTTTAGTTCTTTATCAGCAACAAACCCTGCTTTATATTGATAATCAGCAAGAATTAAAATAATTGCAGGTATTGATTGTGGTTGTGCATAATCATAAAGTGTATCATAAATACGCCTAAATATGACAGATGAATCAACGTCTGTATTATTAGTTACCCAAGACCTCATGTTTTTGAAGTTTTTTGTTTTAAGAAAACCAACAAGAGCAGCAATATTTTGATCTGACATGCCAATAAGAATATCGGCAGTAATTTCACCAGAAGAAGAATACCGTTGAACTTCATTGATAACTCTACGCCAATCTGGTGCATATCTCATAATCAATTCAGCTAGAATCTTGTTGTTAAATGAAACATTTTCTGCTGTAAGAATATCTTGTAAGCGTTTCATAAATCCTGCTGCAAGTTCAGCAAGCTGTTTTTTGGTTGTATTAAACTCGATAACAGAACAGCGTGAATGTAAAGGTTCAATAATACGATTCTTGAAATTGCATGTTAAAATAAATCTGCAGTTTTTACTAAACTCTTCAATAAAACCGCGAAGGGCTGGTTGTGTTGATTGCGCATTAAGATAATCAGCTTCATCAAGAATTACAACTTTAGTTCCTCCATTTAAAGAAACAGAAGAAGCAAATTGTTTAATCTTAGAACGAAGAACGTCAATGCCACTTTCTTCAGAAGCATTAATTACCATACAGTCAAGGTTTAGTTGATTACAGAGAGCTTTAGCAACTGTTGTTTTACCAAGACCAGCTGATCCTGTTAAAAGCATATTGTGCATATCGCCTGTGTCAACAATTTTTTGAAAAGTCTTTTTTAGACTTTCTGGAAGAATACAATCTTCGATGGTTTGTGGTCGATATTTTTCAACCCATAGGAATTCACTTTTACTCATAAACAAATATATTTTACACTAATTTTTACAGATTGTACATACTAAAATGGCTCCGGCGCTTGGGTTCGAACCAAGGACCTAGTGGTTAACAGCCACCCGCTCTACCGCTGAGCTACGCCGGAAGATGGAGCTCCGAGTCGGACTCGAACCGACGACCTACTGATTACAAATCAGTAGCTCTACCAACTGAGCTACCGGAGCTTTTATCTTACTTAAAAATGCTAGCTAAACGAGAAAAAAGACATTTTCTTTTAGCTGCAACTTCAACGATTTTTTCTACAACGATTGGCTCTGGTTCAACAAATTCAACAGGCTGTATATCTTCTGGATTTTTATGTGCACGGTCTAAAGCCTTTTCCATATCTTTATGTGTAAAAAGATATGCTTCACCGTTTTCAGCGAATACATGAAAATATTTATTCGAAGCACTTGTACGTGCTTTTTTATTTTTAATAAGCTTGATGTATGCTCTTTGTGTTTTTGTACCGGTCATAATAATACGATTTTGTAGTTGTTTGGCTAGTTTAATAACATAGCCAGGTTAGTTTTTTTATTCTGAATCTTCAGATTTTTCTTCAACAGAGTCTGCAGCAGGTTCTTCATTTGGTGTGTTCTGATTAACAAATTCTGCAAAGAGATCACGCAACTGGCCAACGGATGAAAGTTCGGGGCCTTTGAAAGCGCCTCGCTCTGAGGCAGTATCAATAATTTGTGTTGCGAATGAAATATGCTGAACATTCAATTGTACTTCTTGCACCTCATTAGTTTCTACTGTAGGGTCTTTTTTATCGTCTGACATAATATGTTTTTTGTTAGTTGTTAAATGATGAATTTTTTTCTAAAGCAATCCAATACTTAGTTTTGTTATTAATACCATTCCATTGTGAAATAAGTTTAGAACTGACTAAAACTTCATAATCGTCTGGTAAAAGTTTTAAATTAGAAATAAGAAATTGAAAGTCGTATGTTCTGCTTTCATTGTCGTCGATGATAAGTCGATAGGTATTAGCAGAAGAGTTGTCTGGATCTTTTACTTCTAAATAAACGTTATTGTCGTTTTCAAGAGAGCAAATTGAGACAACAACATGTCCAAGTGCTCCTCCAGCTTTACGAATTTCGTTAATAATGTTTGAAGTAATTTGGACTTTGAAATCAGCCTCGGGCATACTCACTTCTTTTTGCGGAGAAGTAAGAATAAGAGGATCTGAATAACGATAATTAACCGATGCTCTAGTGTTATTAATAGAAACTGAATTTTCACCGAAGTTCAAATCAGGATCGTCAATAAGATTAAGAGCAGATAAAAATTCATTTAAATCGTATATACCTACTTCAGAGTCAAAGGACTCTTTTACAACAACAGAAGCCATAATATTTTTAGCGTCTGCAATTGTTGATAAATTGTTGCCCTCCTTGATTACAAGGTTAGGGTTAATTGCTGAAAAGTTCTTAAGAACTTCGATTGTTTCTTTGCTGATTTTCATAATCAAGTTATTCTACACTATTTTCAGAGGTTTGTAAATAATAAAATTCCAATAAAAACATCATGCAACAAATTGCGTGTGCGGCATGATGAATGCCGGTTTCCTCATCCAAAGTTTCGCCACGTTGAAGGGCCCACATATGACGCTGCGATGCAGCAAAATAACGACTATCAAGATTCTCGAGATATTGCCAATTGTTTCTATCATATTTCTGTGCTCCATGAGTTAATACTTTTACAACATCGTTTAGTGCGTTTGGTGGAACTAAACTGTAGTCTGGTTTTTCTGAATCATATTTGATGCCTTCCATATTGTTTAGATATTATACTACAATTTCGGCCGTTTGTAAACTACTTTTTTTCATTTGGCTAAAATTATTTACTTTTTCAAATTCAATCTTATTAGGAAACTTGCCTTCTAATAAATCCTGTTTGTGTGAAATTATGAAAACGTTTGTTTCTTTACCAAGTGTGTTAAGAATTTTAAGAAGATTGTCAACACCATCTGCATCCATGCTTGAGTCAAATGTTTCGTCAAGAACCAAAAGGTTGGTGTTCGCACTGTTTTTCATTTTAGATATTTGCCTCCACGAAAAAAGTAAACTTAAATCGATTCTTTGTTTTTCACCTTCTGAAAAAGATGCATATGTAAATTCATCACGATGGCGAGATTTAATCGTTTCATTAAAAGAATCGTCAAGGTGGAAAAGTACAAAGAAATCAAGTACTTGCAAATACTGATTAATAAGCTTATTCATAATTGGAAGATACTGCCGAATAACTTTAGTCTTAATCCCTGTGTCTCTTAATAATTCACTAATGGCGTCAAAGTAAGAGCTTCTTTGAGATTGCTTTAAACGTACTTCGTTTAAATTTGATCTTTTAGTTCTATCATTAGACAATATTTTTTCAGCAGCATTAGTGTCTTGAATATCTACACTTTTAGAAAGGCTTTGAATACGTTTTTTAAGAATGTTAATTCGAGTTTGATTATTAAGCATACTAGAGTTAACTTCGTTTAAATGTACAATTTTCTCGTTTAATTCGTTTACACTTTTTTCAACTATCTTAAATTCTTCTTTTGCTTTATAATAATCTTCATTTAAAGATTTAGCTTTTATCTTACAATTGTGATTTTTAGATTCTTTTAATTCTTTTGTAATGTCTTGCTCGCAGGTAGGGCAACAATCATTTTTATCATAGAACATCGATTCTTTTACAACATCATCCATCTTATGCTTAAGACTATTGATTTCCATAGCATAAGTGTTCATATTTTCTTTTTCTTTTTTGCGCGATTCTATTGAAGTATTATAAAACTCGTCGTATTCGTTTTGAAGAGACGAATTACTATTAATCAATTCTTCAACCTCTTCATTTAAATTAGAAATTTCATTTTTTCTTTTTTCTTCGTGAGAAGAATCAATCTTTTTTAGTTCATCAATATGTTTTGCTTGAAGATCAATACGTTCTTTAAGAATATTTAATTCATTGTCGGTTTCATTCATCTTATGACGAAGAACAACAATTTTTTCTTTTAAAACACCATTCATTTTTGTGAATATTCCAATGTCAAGAAGATCTTCAATTACACTTCTTCTTTGGTGAGAAGGCAGTTGCATAAATGGAATAAAATTAGATGATCCTAAAACAACAACCTGATGAAATGATTTATGGTTAAGTTTAAGAATATTTTGCTCAATAATTTTTTGGTAATCACGACTATGTGATTCTTGATTTAGCAGTTCTCCATTTCGATAAACTTCAAAAACGTTAGGTTTAATTCCTCGAATAATTTTGTATTCAACAGATCCAACAGAAAATTCTACTGTAACAAGACATTGTTTATTGTTTATAGAATTTACCAATTGTGGTTTGTTAATACTTCTATGAGGCTTTCCAAATAACGCGAATGATAAAGCATCAAGCATTGTTGATTTTCCTGCTCCATTTGAACCAACAATAAGTGTTGCTGAATCTCGGTTAAGGTAAATAGTTGTTTTTTTATCGCCTGTTGATAGAAAGTTTTTCCATGTAAGTTTCTTAAATATAATCATTATATAGTATCTAAAGATTGTGCTTCAATTAAAAGTTCTTGCATCATTTTTTTAAGAACGTCCTGATTTAAATTTGTTTCTGTAGCATCAATGTAACTGTTTAGTAACGTTGAAGTATCATCAACTTTTACAGCATTATCATCAATATTATCTCCTTCATATTCATCAAACGATTCAATAATTCTAAGTTCATAAGGATTAAAATCATAAAGCATATCCATGAATTTGTCAAAGATATATAAATCAGTTTTATTAGTCACGATGACTTTAACAAAGGTGTTTTGAATTTCATCTCGGGTTATCGCTTTAAGATTATCTTCATCATAATAAATTTTTTGAAATAAATATTGAGGATTTCTAATTGCTTCGACTTTTCGTGTTTCTGTATCGAGAATATGAAAATATTTTGGATCATGCGCATCAGACCATGTAAGCTCAAATTGAGTTCCAAGATATGTGATATTTCCTTGACTGCTTTTTGTATGATAGTGACCAGAATAAACAGAGTCATAGCGATCAAATAAACTAGTATCCATTCCGTGCGACTTAATGTCAGCATTTCCCATGTATTTAAATCCTCCTAATTCTAGGTGACCCATTAAAATAGATGCATCAGAATTTTTAATGAAATCCATACATTCATCATTGTTAGTTTCACACATCCATGGTAAAAAGCCGATTTTTAATTCAGCGAATTTTTTTACAATAGGATTCATAGAAACGTTAATCCTATCACTATATTTGTTTAAAATTAATTCTAAAGAATTTAATTCGTTAGTGTTTTTATAATAAACATCATGGTTTCCCGGAATTATATCCATGAACATGTCATAATCATAAAGTTTTTTTATAAAATCATTATAATTTTGTTTTAAAACTTTGTAATTTATATATCTACGATGATCGAAATAATCTCCTAAATGAATTATATCTTTAATGTCATTTTCTAACAAATATGGAAAAAAGACATCATTGTAAAAATTAGATGAATGATTCAAAAAAATATCTGAACCATTCTTAATTCCAGCATGTGTATCATTAATAAGAGCTATTTTCATATTAAATAAAATCTTCTAAAAGGCCGGAAATCCTTTTTTTAGATCGCTTTTTCTTTTTTATTTTTTTGCCGAAGTTTTTAATTGCAGAATCGCGGTCTCTAATAAGTTGTGATTTAAAACGTATACGTTCAACAATACCATCTGCACCTTTATGATCACCGACATCCATAAATCCTGCAGCATCAGCGTGTTCCATATATAGTTCTTTAATATCCTGGTGTTTCTTTTCTTTAGCGATTCTTCTTAAAAAAGCGTAATATGTAATCTGTGTAAAATACGCAAATGCATTAGGTAAACCAGTGCGAGTCGCTTTTTTTACATCATAATTCATAATAGCCTTAATACAATTTTCGACTGCATCCATTACCATCTCTTCACGATACGTGTATCCAGAAAAGTTAGGTTTATGAGAAAGGCCTTCTGCAATTTTAAGAAAGCACGTTCCAATGTATTCAGTGATCCGTGGTTCTTCAACGTCTTTTTCTCGGGCCTCTAAAACAGATTCAGTGTATTCTACAACTGCAGTTGAAAATTCTCTGTTATTTACATAATGAGGTTTATCTTTAGCTTTCTTTTTCATAGCATAGTTATATTATATACCATAAACTCTTAATTGTACATATTTAATTGCAACCTTGTGCATTTTTTTATGTACAGAATTATAAATTTGGTGTATAATATTCTTAGAAAGGCAAAAAACATCTATGTTAATTTTTGCCGTATGGATTATCCCATTTACTTCTCCATTTAAAAGAAGACTGTGGATTATAGCAATCATCAATTTCCGTATCATCGATACCTCCATCAATATCTGTATGCATAAAATTATCAACTGGATCATTAAACAATTGTTTTAAAACAGTATCAATCTCATTGTTAGTAAGATGGCCTTCTAAATTAGATTTAATTAAATACCTGTGGTATTGTATTTGTACACTTTCCAAAGGAACTCCAGAAGATATAATTTGACTTTCCTTTATTTGTATAACATCGATATCTTTAACTAGCATCCAGGGATTAAAAAATGATTCGTTCTTTCCTAAGATTTGAATTTCTACAGCTCCAGTGAGGTGGAAGCTCCGCGTATCTCTGTCAAATTTTTCTTCGTTTGCTATTATATGACTACCGTCGATTAGTCTATAAGTTACTATCTCAAACTGATTCAAGTAGTCTTTAAGATCTTTATTCATATCGGCACTTCGTGGATTTTGTAATTAAAGTTTTCTTTTGCATATATTTTTACACGCTCTATCGCATGATTAAGTGTGTAATTCTTTTTTCTTTTCCATGATAAATCATCAGCCAAATCATAAATTATAGTGCCTCGTCCATCGTTAGTTTTTCTTAACCCTCTCCCAATCGATTGCAATACACGAATTTGTGACTTCGTAGGAGAGGCAAACACGATGTTGTGCAGGTTAACTATATTTATACCTGTCGAAAAGGTTCCTACACTCGCTACGATAATCGCGTTTTTTTCTTTTTCTGTAATCTCACGAATTTTTTCTCTTTCTTCTGCGTTTACTGCGCCTGACACAAAAAATACTTTTCGGTTAGTACCTTTAAGATTTTCAATAAATGCATCATAAAGAGGCTTTCCGTGTTTTTGTACTAAATTGTATAGAACCAGTGAGTTGCCCTTTTGATCACATGTAAGATTAACAATAAATCTATTTCTTTTTTTATGTGAAACAATGTGGTCAATTTCGTCTTGGTATTTAAGATTTTTACAATGTTTTCTTTCTTCTTCAGAATACTTTAACACTAAACATTCAATCGATAGTTGCGCTAAAGTCTCTGATTCGATTAATTCTTTAGTAGATGTTACTCTATACACTGGTCCAAAATTACCTTCAAGAGTCATCTGATTTGCAAGAGCGTTATCAATCGTTCCTGTTGTGCCAATTCTAAAGCCTGCATTCACAAGCCGATTCATGATTGTGGTCAGAGATTTAGCTTTAAACGTATGTGCTTCATCACCTATAACCATTCCATATGGTTGAAACCATGATTGTGGCAGTTTAATTGCGCTCTGCCATGTTGTTACAACAACTGACGCGTCAAAACCGACTTTATCTTTACCTGAATAAATTTTATGCACATCTTCCTGCACATCAAATGAATCATCTTTATGCGAGTATGATTCGAAATCTTTATACATTTGTTCAACAAGTGATGTAGTAGGAACAACGACCAATACCTTTTTGTCCATTTCATGACTTAGATAATGTCTCATCATCATGTATATGATTAATGATTTTCCTGATCCAGTCGGCGATATAAGTATTGCTCGTCTATTTTGTATACCATGCGTAAATGCGTCAAACTGATAATCTCTTGGCTCAATTAATTTATCTCCAAGACTTATCGTAGAATCATTAATAAATTTTTCTAAATCGTTTTTTTCGAAAAACTTATTAGTTTTCATCGACTCATCATACACAAGCTTATATCCTCGTTCTTGGCAAAACTCAGCTACACGTTTCATCAAACCAAATGGTATAGTCTGTGATCTAGAATCAAATAAACGTATCTTACCATCCCATAGTTTATTTCTATAAGCAGGCATAAACTTATAGCCTTCTGCGTAAAAGGTAAAGTATTCAGACAATTCCATAAGAAGACCAGAATCTTCTGATCTAAGAAAAGCTTTTGCTTCGTCTTTTTTATACGCAGTTATCATTACATTCCAGACGTAAACTTCTTAAATTCTAAGATGTTTTTTACGTGAGTATGTCTCCATCGGATATTTCCCATGATTTCTTCGAGAGTAGTAATGATCGTTTTTTGATAATCAATCTGTGCTTTTATTTTTACAAGATCGTTATCAGTTGAGTAATACATATCCATATCAGATTTCATAGGTTTAGTCATACCATCAAATGGATCATATTTCCATTTACGACTATCCATATCATCTTTAGTCATTTTACCATTATAGTAGAGCCATTTGTCTTTCCTCATTGACTCATACTCCATTTCCTTTTTCTTTAGCATTAATTTTGCCATAGAAAAGAGCTCCAAATATTTAGCGTGGAGCTTTGAAGATTTTAGTGTTTCTTCATCTAAACATACGTCATCAATAATAACGTCTTTTTTCCACATAGTTAAAATATCATTCAAATCCATAATGTACAAATTTATTTATAACTATCTTATTATTAAAAATTCGTCGTATCTAAATGTAACTTCCCCTTGAACATATGTAACGTCATTAGCTTGTGTGTTAAACTCAACACCACTTAACGATGTTGGGAACGCATTTTTAAATTGAAATTGTTTATTAAGTGTACTATGACTTGACATCACGGAAAGAATCATATCGGCCGCTTCATACTTTTCAGTGTTTTCTTTAATCCAATTATAAATTTCGGTGTAGTTTTTCATATCTTCATCAATAGCAAATCTAAGATTCAATGAACCAAATTGTCGACTTTCACTTGATTGAAATGCTATTCCTCCACGAAACGCCATTGCAATTTCACCGGCGGTAATTTCAGGAATTGAAAAACTCGTAATAAAATATTCGGTGTTTGCGTATTTTTGTCTGTTAATCGTAAGCTTAAATCCTATAGGAGATAAAAGATTAGTGTTTGTAGTTAGATTATTTTCAGCCATAATTCTATTTATAAAAAAAGAGGGCCCCCTTTCGAGGGCCCTCTTAAATTTAGGTTTTAAACCTTACTAGCTTTGTCCGCCGACATTAAGGGATGATACCTTGAATGTACGGTAGTATGGGTTGCTACCGGAAGCACCGATAGATCCATCAACTACACCAGTAATTGGGTTAGCACAAAGACCATAACGTGTCTTGAATGCAATCTTAGGCTGGAAGCTATTCTCTCCAACAGCGCGAACCATTGTAAGAGGCACATA